GATGGATTTCGCCTACCCCGGAATTGGCAAGGGGGCCATTGTCCCGTCCGATTGGTGCGGCCTCGGCTGCACACTCATGTCGGCCAAGGCGCTGGCGCTGGCCGAGTTTAGTGGCTACGACGGGCGAGGGACACAAGACCTGTTCCTATGCTGGCATCGCTGGCACCCGGCAGGACTTCGCATTGCCTGCATCCCGCACACGGCGGCGGACCATGTGAAGCGAAAGGGCAAAGACGCGCCGGCAGATGCCCCCGAAATCATTCACTACCGCGCTTACCACGAGACAGAAGGGGAATATCGCGGCCACCTTCGCCAACGGCAACAGCCTTGGATGCCATGCTGACACTTTGACACAGGCGGCGAGGGCAGGGCTATGCGCGTCTACATCAATCTCGACTCATCCGAATTTGTCGTTTCCCCCGTCCTGACGCAGCGGGTCACGAATTTGTTTTTTACACGCCGCGATACAGTGCCCGTCGAGGTGCAGTTTGTCCGTGCTGGCGCGGTGGTTGAGCTTGGCGCTGGAGCCACGGGCCAGATCGGACTGAAGACAACTTATACCGGCAGCTTCCTTGCCAACGACACCGCATGGACAAAGAGCGGAACGGGAACAAGCACCGTCTATCAGTTTGATCTTAATCTTAACACCGCCAACCTTGACGCTGTTTTCAGCCCCGACGCCACGACCGACAGCGTTGACGCAAAATTTGAAATTAGCTGGTCGGTCAGCGGGACAACAACAACCACGCTGCCTTGCACGGCCACGATCTACAATGACGTAGTTCGCGGCGACGAGGGCGCAGCCCTTGCCTTTACCACAGCAAGCGGATTCCGCCTCATGTCCCCGAATGGCAGCGTCTACGAAATCAGCGCCGACAATGAGGGAATGCTGCAATCCGTATTGTCTGCCTCTACGTCCGCGCCGAGCGGCCTCGCGCTGAGATCGGAAAATGGCACTGGATACACGCTCTCAGTCGCCAACGACGGAACACTTACCACAGCCACAATCTAAACCCATGAAAACCATCCTTGCCATCCTGCTCCTCGCCGCCGCCACAAGCCACGCTCAAACAAATCGTTTCGCCGCCACAGTATTCGCCGCCAAAACCAGCGACCAAAGCATCACCAACACGACCAATGCCACCACTGTCACCGAGATGACTTTCGATACGCAGGCTAACGCCAGGTATGCGGTGACGATGTTGCCTATAGTCGAAGCCTCGGCCACAAGCACGGCGATGCAAGTGGTGGCAAGCAATGCCACCGCGTTTGGAACATGGAACGGAACCGCAACCTCCTTTGCCGCTACGAACCAAATTACGAATGAAATCGGGCTTTCCATAACAGTGCAGCGCGCAGTGTTGCAAAGTTTTTACGTTGTCGCTGGAACCAACGCGGGAAGTATCTCGCTAACATTCCGCAGCAGCGTAGCGAGCAACACGAACACGATCAAAGCCGGGTCATTCATCCGCGCCGACAGGATTCCGCAATGAGCGATCAAGAGCGCAAGTCCGTCAATTTGGCCCTGGCGTCTTTTGCCTTGGTGCTGATCGCTCAAACCGCAGCAATGTCTTGGTGGGCCGCGACTTTGCAATCCAACGTGGCGAACCACGAGGAGCGGCTTGACTTGCTTTCGCCGCGCATCGAGCGACTTGAAGTGGATTACTACCGTCGCGGAGGTAACGGAAAATGAGCGCAGTTGCCTCGCATGACCTCACGATCCCGGCTGGCGCGACCTATAGCCAGGTCATTAACTGGAAAACGGGCTCGACGCCAACATTCGTCAACACCACGGGCTTTACCGCCCGGATGCAGCTACGCACCAGCTACTCGGCGGCATCGGCCTCGCTGGAACTTACAACGTCCAACGGACGCATCTCGCTCACAAACGCGGGAGTCATCACGCTTTCGCTTACGGCCACCGAAACCGCCGCTCTCGCGGCAGGCCGATATGTTTATGATCTTGAACTGGTAAGCAGCGGCGGGTTGGTGACGCGATTGCTGGAAGGTGTGGTCACGGTTTCCCCGGAGGTGACACGCTAATGGCCGACACGATCGAAGTCATTCAGGGCACGGCGACCGTCGTTGAAGTCGCGGGGCCGACAGGCCCGCAAGGACCAGCGGGAGCTTCGCAAGCCGATGTGTTGACCACGCAGGGCGACCTACTTTATCGCGGGGCGTCTGCCGCCGCGCGCCTTGGCATCGGCACAGCGGGCCAGGTCCTCAAGGTCAATTCTGGCGGCACGGCACCCGAGTGGGGTGCAGCCGGGGCGTCGGGCGTGTCTTCGGTCGCAGGCCGCACGGGCGATGTGACCCTCGCTGTGGCTGATGTTTCGGGTGCGGCCAGCAGCAGCCGCCAAATCAGCACCGGCACCGGCCTGACAGGCGGCGGCGACCTAAGCGCAGATCGCACGCTGGCCGTTTCTTACGGAACCACAGCGGGAACGGCGACACAGGGCAACGACACGCGCATCGTCAACATTCTCAAAAGCGGAGAAGCTGATGGAGCTTTTACTGGGGGAACAGGTGGAAGCGTTAATCTGGCTGGAGGCAGTGCGCTTGCGGGAAGAGGCGCTGGCGGCGCGGCGGGGTCGATAGATTTAAGCGGCGGCAATGCTATCTATGATGCTGGCGAAGAACAGGGTCATGCTGGAACAGCGGCAGGAAGCATTGATCTAAGCGGAAGAAATGGCGGCGGAGGCGGAAGCATCACAATGCGCGGAGCATTAAATGCTGACGGCGCCGCCATTCACGGTGCTGGTTCAATCAATCTCAGTGCGGGAGGCGCGGCGAACTTCGGAAATTCGTCAGGTGGCAGCATTGTTTCAACAGGCGGGAGCGCATCTGGTCAAAATGGCGGAACGCTGAACATGAGTGGCGGCAGCGGTGGGGGTGGAGGATCGATTGATACCAGTAATGGTGGCGGGTTAATCTCGTCGGCTGGCTCTAACACCGAAAGCGGCGGATCGCTGAATCTAAGCGCGGGTGCGGAGCCCGGAGGCTCGATCAACACCAGCGACGGCGGAGGCAGCATAAACACTCGCGGCACGGGTTCTATTGGCCTTGGAGTTAGCGGAACGCGCACCACGCTCACAGGAACAGCAACAGCAGATAGGGCGATTTCGCTGCCCGACACCTCTGGCACCATCGCGCTCCTCTCGAATTTTCTCGGTGCGTTCAAAGATGCCGTAGTCCTCGCGCCCTCGTCCGACATGAGCGTCACCAGCAACGCAACGCTGGCCGACATCAGCGGCATGTCTTGGACCGCGGCCGCTAACACTTCCTATTTGTGCGCCTGCGCGTGGCAAGTCGATTGCGGCGCTGGCGGATTTCAAATGGTGCTCGACTGCCCAAGTGTCTTCGCCGGGGGTTCCTCGCTGTCTGGCTATGGCCTGACCGTAAACGGCGCCAACACCGTGGCTGGTCTTTCGCAGGGGGGCGCAACGGAGGTCCGCGCTGGCAACCGTGGCGCCGCGCAAACTGGTCCGGTGTTTTCCATCTTTGCATTCCGAACAAGCAGCACCAGCGGGACGGCCAAATTCCGCTTCGCGCAAAACGGTAGCAATGCCGCCGCCAGCGTGCTTAAGGCGCAAAGCCGCGTGCTCGTTATTCCTCTGACATGACAACCGACGCCGCCCTCATCGCCGCCGAGTCCCATTTGGCGACCTACGACTTTGCCGGAAACAGGCCGACATTGCTTCTCTACTTTCTGCAAATGCTGACCGCTGCCGCCGCGCAATCACCCAAAGCCAATGCCGTCCGCGACTGGATCAACGCCATCGTTTTCACCGCCGCGCTCGACCCCGACAATCTTGCCGCTGCTTTAACGCCGCCACCGCACACTTTTGCCGAAGTTGTGATCGAAGCTGCAACCGCTCTCAACCCCTAATGCGCTTTGACACCCCTGCGGGGGCATGAACTACGTCCTCGATCGGCTCAAAGAAAACTCCACCTGGCGCGGCCTCATCATGCTCGTCACCGCAGTCGGGCTGAAGCTCGACCCTTCGCAGGGTGAAGCCATTGTTGCCGCCGGGCTGGCCTTGGTTGGACTGATCAACGTCTTCCGCAAGTCCTAATGCGCCTGGCATTTTTGGCGCTGGCGCTCCTGCTCACCGGGTGTGCCGGGATCAAGTTGGGCGGGGGCTACAACTTCCAGACCAAGGAGTTTTTCGTGAATTTGGAGAAGCCGTTAGACGGCTACAAGAAGTGAACCCGCTAAAATGGTTCAGTCACTTATTCGCGGCCTTGCGAAATGGCCCACCGTCGATCTCGCCGAACTCCTGCTCGCCATCAAGACCATCCTTGATAAGCGAGCCAAAGACGCCGAGCGCGCCACCAAAAAGCGCCCCCGCCACAAAGGCGAAAAGCCCTAAGTCTTACCCGGAGAAACTTCTGAACACGCCGAACGTGTCGAAGGGCCGTCGGATTGTTCCAAAGGCTATTGTATTGCACCACACCGCTGGCAGCTACGCGGGAAGCGTGGCGTGGTGCATGGACCCTGCCTCCCGTGTGTCTTATCACGCCATCGTGGCGAAGGACGGCAAGCGCACCGTCTTGGCCGATCCAGACGAGCGGACATGGCACGCTGGCAAAAGCGCCTGGCGCGGCAAGCGTGACCTTAACTCGTGGAGCATCGGCGCGGCCTTCGAGGGCGACACGAACACGCGCCAACTTGGCGAGGCCGAGATGGCGAGCATGGCCGAATATTTGCTGCCGATCATGCAACGCTACCGACTGACGCTGGCCGACGTTACCGACCACCGCACCGTTTCACCGGGGCGCAAAGACGATCTGCACCCGAACGAGTTTGCGCGTTTCAAAACGTATCTGTCTGCGCGGATGGCGTCCGTTGTGTAAACTGAAGCGCGTTTCACTATCGACAACGTGTCGAAACCTTAAACCCGGTTGATACAACGTGTCGAAAGAAACGCAAAACATCGACAAGTCACAAGTTTTGCTTGTGAGTTGCACAATCCCGTGGATTTTGACGGGATTAAAGGCGCTTCTTCAAATAAACCACACTGCTCCCGGCCCATCGGTCGGCGGGGCGATAGAACTTGTAGCCGCACGCGACCAGGGAATTGATCGAGGCCGAGTTCCAGTGGGCCACATAAGTCACAAGATCGTTCAATCCAAGCGCCCTTGCCCCGGCCTCTCGCGCCCGGATCAGTCGCTTTTGTAGTCCGCGCCCGCGATGCTTGGCAATCACCCCAGCCCGCGAGAGAAAGCCCAGACCTTTGTTTTCGTGATACTGACAAAGGCGAAGCCCTGCGTATGCCACAGGCTCTTTCCCCCGCCAGACAACCCACCACAGCGAGTTTTCCAGCGCAGGGCGATGGTCGGACGGAAAGCACAACTCGTCCAGCGGTAGAACCGCCAGAGGCGTATCGGCGCGCTGGATGCGGTAGGTCATTTGGGGCGGTAGTGCGGCACTGGCCGAGTGACCGACCCTGCAATCGCGCGAAAGCGTTGAACCTCACAGCGGCCATCCGCCACGGCCACAGCCAGCAAGCGGTTCATGGTGGGAATGGGCTTGTTGAGCTTTTCGGAAAGTTGCTTGGTGGTAAACCAGCCCGGCGGCACAACGTCCGTCACGGCGGGCGATGCCAGGGCCGCGCACCATTGGGCCAGGTGGGGATCAAGGCCGGCAGTGCTTTTGCTCCTCATAGCGGCAGGCGGTAGTGGGGGGAAAGTGTCTCCAGCCGCACCACGGTCAAATCATCGGAATACTCAAACCAGCACAGGCCGTGCGCCCACCCAAGCGTCTGCCGGCGGGTCTGAGCATAGCCGACATCGAGGCGAATGCCGCAGCCGACATTGTAGCCGACCACCGGGCGCTGAGTGCGGCCCTGTTCTTGGGCGACACGATGAGTGTGCCCGAACACGCAGGACATCCCAAGCGCCTCGGCATGGTCGCGGGCCGCGCTCACGTTATACATCACGCCGTGCAGGAAAAGGGCGTTGCCGAGCTGCACGCAGGCCGAGGGGCGCAGGCCATCGTAGGGGATCAGCTTGGCTTTCATCTCCTTGGCCGCGTCGGAGATCCGCCCAAGGACGTTGCCGGCCGCGTAGCTGACCACGGCGTTGCCGCTGTGTGCCAGGCTTACCAGCCGATGTTCGTGGTTCCCGAGCAGGATGTGAGTCGGTTCCAACTCGCGCAGGAAAGAGAGCCCGGCGAGAAGGTCATCGGCCATGCTTTCGGCGCGGTCAGGATCGTCAGGCTTGGCCGAGGACCGCAGCGCGGCCATGTCGGTGAAGTCGCCCAGGTGCAGCACCGTGTCGGGCTTCCACTTCTCCCGCATCTTGAGCATGGCGGCGAGGGCTTTGGGATCGGCTTCGTGGCCGTGTGTGCAAGAAACCGCCAATCCTCGGCGGAATTTTCGGGTAACGCTCGCCACGAAGCGTCGTTGTATGTCAAAGTCAGCAGCGTCATTTTGAGATCTGCGAGATCATTAAAATGAGCAAACGCGGTTTTTTCTCTGACCAAAACACTCGATTCCAAAAACGGTGAGGCTGTGGCACACGCTGGCACTTGCCTTGTAAGTCCTTGAAAATACTTGTCGCGCCCTCATCTCGAAATCGAGCGTTGGGTTAAACCAACCGTGGGTTCGAATCCCACCCCTTCCGCCACTTTTCTCTGTAGAAAGTGCCAATCATCAAAGACTTACGCACTTGCATTGTCTTTGCTTGTCTTTGCTTATCATTGGACAAAGTTGCACGTTTAGGGTAGGGTTCTGGCACTTGTGGCACTGACTCGCAACATTAACCCAGTTCGCTTCAAGGTGCGGAAGGACGCATCACGGGGCGAAAACTGTTGGGTCTGCGACTTCCACGCGCACGGGAAAAGACTGAGAAAGTTTTTCCCCGCCGAGGAATTAGCCTGGGCCGAGGGCGCGAAGCTGACCGCCCAAGTGACCGAAAAAGGCACGGCCTCGCTGTCCGCGCCTGAAGGCGGGCTGACCGTGGCGCAGGCTGTCCGTATGTGGGTCAACGAGCAGGAACCGCGCAGCGACAGTCACCGCGAAAAAATCCAGATATTCCAAAGGGCTTTTCCCAAGGCTTTCAGTGGCCCCGTGAGACACATCGAGGGGGCCGCCTTGCGCCGATGGGTCAAGACCAGATCAGCCAATGCCATCACGCAAGCCATGTATTTTAGATACGCCAGGATGTTCTTTGGATATCTTGCGGCCAACCGCCTTATTGAGCATGACCCGATGGAAGCTGTGCCAGCGCCACGCGGAAAATCCACCAAGAACATCTTGACGCCCGCTCAAATGAAGGCACTGCTTAAATTGGAGATGCCCGACTATTTGCGCGCCCTGTTCTTACTCGGAGGGTTTGCTGGCATCCGAACCGAAGAGGTGTGCCGGATGAGCTGGGAAAACATCAACGCCACAACGGGCCAGATCCATGTGCCGCCCGACGCAATCAAACAAAGCCCTGGCGGATTCGACCAGCGCATCACCGACTTCACCGAGCCGTTAAAGCGGCGGGCTAAGTTTTTCAAGGGCAAACAGGGGCAAATTATTCCCGTGGCCTCCGAGACTTTGCACGCATTGCGGAGGAGGGTTGTCGCTCCAGTGCTCAAAACGTGGCCGGACAACTGCCTGCGGCACAGCTTCGCCACCTACCACTTGGCGCGGTGCAAGTCAGCGCCCGTGACGGCCTTCCAAATGGGGCACACCAGCTCGCACCTTGTTCAGTCGGTCTATGCCGTGCCGGCGGCGCTTGCTGATTGGAAGGCGTGGTGGAAGATTTAGGCCATGCCTAACCAGCGAGCCAGCGGCGTAAAGCGCACCACCATCACGGTGGGGGCGGACTTGTATGCGTGGGCTATGGGCGAGGCAAGGCGGCGAGGCATCAACGACTTCAGCACTTTTGTGCGGACGTTGATTGCCGCCGAAAAACTCAGAGAAAGGCGCAAAACCAATGAAAAAAACAATTCAACTTGATGAGGAAACGACCCGTCTGTTGGACGAGGTTCGGGGGGATGTTTCTCGGTCAGAATATATCGACAGGCTATTAAAATCGGCGCAGGGTGTCACACAATCTCACACGCCCGACACAGTGAAACCCGAACCAGACCAATAACGAAGGCCTAGGACAGCGAATGTCCTATGCTTGGATCTATCCTTCCCCCATGAATGAAGAACTAGCAATCGCGTGCGTGTTGTATGTCGCTCAAAAAGAGAACCTTGCCCCGGAGGAGGTCTTATGGGGTATAGTGCCTATTGCAAACCGTCAGACAGTGTGTGACGGTTTAAGGCATGAAGAAGCAAACAAAGCCGAGAGACAGGGCAGCCAACCGAATACGTAAAACTATTCCGTTCCCGGACACGCTTGCCGATGAGATCCAGCGCATTGCAGACGAGAAATATCGTGGAGACTTTACCCGCGCAGTGCTTGAGGAGATGGCGAAAAAGTTCCCGTCTGCCCGCGAGTTTTTGAGGACGAACACCACCTCAAAATTCTCGACCAAAAAATAATTCATTTTTTTCCTTGCAGCCGTCAGACGGCTGGTGGTAAAAACCCCACCGTGATGCAAGGAGTGACCCGCAAAACCATCTCGTTCCCTTCGCAACTGGCGAAGGAAATCGCCCACTGCGCGGCGAAAGACCACCGCAACTTCAGCAAGCAAGTGGTTGCCATTTGTGAGGCTCTTTTTTTTGACTCAAGCCGTCAGACGGCTCGTAGCAAGAAGGACAAAAAATGAGCACAACCGATTTCATTATTCGCCCGGAGCAGGCCGCCGAGATGACGGGATACTCGGTCTACATGATTAGGCAATTTGCCCATCGCGGTGAGTTTGCCGCGACTATGCCGCGTGGTCGGCGCGGCGGTTGGGAAATTGTTCGCCCAAGTTTTGAAGCGTGGTGGCAGTCGCGCCGCGCTTCTGCAGCAAACAGAAACAACTAAACACACAATGGACACACTAAGCATCATCTCCGCAATCGCCGCGTTCGCCGCCGTTGGCGGTCTGGCGTGGTTGGGCGGCTACGAACTCGGCCAGGCGAACGCACAGCCGCGCCAGCCAACCGTGCCCGAACTCGTTAACCAACTGAAACCTCGCCGCCCGAAGGCTGCGCGCAACCGCCGCAAGGCGCAACGGAAGGCGGTGCGGGCGTGAGCATCAACCCGCGTCTTCGTTACTCCGACAACCTCGGAGCCTGCCCGTGCCTTGATCCGTTGGCCCTTGGCCGCGTGATGGAAGCGATTTGCAACGGCCACCGCCCAACGCTCGCCGACCGGTTGAAGCGCGCCCTGGCTGAACTCCTCAAACGTCTCGCATCATGACTCCGACGCCCCCGGACAACGCTATTGGCGCGATGCTGCTTCTTACCGCTTTGGCGATCGGTTTGGTCCTGATCGTTGAATTTGTGGCGCGATGAAAAGCAGCGCCAATCACCATATCCGCCTTATCGGCGGCAAGTTTTTTGTCGTCCTTCGCAAGGGCGACCGCGAGAGCAAGATTTTTGCCGGCAAGGCCATCAAAGAGGCGCGGCAAATTCGAGACGATCTCATGCGCGAGCTTGGCCTGCTTACGGAGACTCGGCGCGAGCGCCGCCTCCGCTTGGAGGCGACAGAGCAAGCGGCAGAAGTCCGTTTGCCAAGTCGCCCGTTTGAATACTACGCGACGGGCTGCGTCACGTTGCTGGCTGCGGTCTACAAAACGAAAGCGGCTTACGACTACGCGATGGACGCCCTGGACGCGGCCCGCGCAGTGGACGCACGGAGGGTGACTACATGAGCTACGAAATGGAGATGGAGGATTTTGCCAGGGCAAAAGATGCCGAGATCACGGCGCTGCGCGAGGAGTTGCAGCTTGCCCGCTACAACGTGGAGCGCCTCGAGGCTGAGGTGTCGGATCTTTACCGCGCTGCCCAAGCGGCGACTCGCCACAATCTTGAACTGCAAAAACGGCTGCAAGGCCACATCGATGAGGCGGACAAGCAGATCCAACTGGCCGCGCTTCGCAGGAAAGAATTGGAGGCAATGAATCTATGAATTTGTCGCAAGACAAAAGGAGTCCTGTAGGGGGACACAACGCCGGGGCGGTGGCCTTTGGGGGGCATAACAACGCCGCTCCGGCACAATTTGCGGTTGGCGCTGTGGGCTTCGGGCCGATGTGGCAAGACGATGAGCCGACCCTGCGCGAGCTTTACGATGTGGCCTGCGCGTCCATTGTTCGGCTGGAGCAGGAGGCCGAAGAGGCGAGAGCCACGCTGGCGACTTGGGAAGTCGAGCGCGGAATCTTGGTCCGCGAGCTCGAGCGTCTGCGCGAAATGGTGGCCGACGAGCGCGCCCGGGATGAGGCTTGCGCTGAGAAGTGCAGAGACAAAGCGGCGGCAGATGGAGGGTGGGGCAATATATGAGCAAGATGAGCCGCGACAAAGGCAAGAGAGGCGAGCGCGAGTTTTGCGAACTCCTGCGCGAGCATGGCTTCGAGGCCAGGCGCGGCCAGCAGTTTGCCGGTGGCAACGACTCGCCCGACGTGGTGACCGATCTGCCCTGCCATGTCGAGGTAAAGCGCACCGAGACTTTCTCGCCGTCCTATCTGCTGCAAGCCGAGCGGGACGCGCATCCGGCTTTGCAGCCGGCGGTCTTTTGGAAGCGCAACGGGTGGAAGTGGTGCGCTTTTGTTTGCGCCCATCACTACGTGGCGATGTGGAAAGAACTTTTGGCCCTGCGGGAGGAAGTCGAGCGACTTCGCCGCGGGCAAAACAGCGGGACGCCTGGTGCGCCGGATCGCTGAATCAAACTAAGCACCAAAAGGAGAAGAAGAACACACATGGCTAAGATACCACAATCAACAGGCAGCGGCCTCGGCGCGCTGGGAGAACCGCCACCGGCAGGAACATACCTCGCGGTGTGCGTGGACGTGATCGACAGCTACGGCGTCGACCGCCCGAAATACCAGAGCGAGGAGATGGAGAAGGTGGACGTGACGCGCTTTGTCTTCGGCATGAAGACGAAGAGCGGCGCGTTGCACAAGCTCGCCACGCGGGAAATGAAGATCACGGGCGGGCCGAAGGCCAACCTGACCAAGTTTCTCAAAGCCTGGACGGGCGAGAACCCGAAGCCGGGCATGGACACCGAGGAGCTGAAGGGCAAGGGCGCACAGATCACGGTGACGGCCGAGGAGTCCCGCAACGGGAAGACCTACAACAACATCACCGGCATCGCGCCGGTCATGGATGGCCTCGAGGACAAGGTGCCGAAGGCGGAGGCGTTTGCCTCGGTCGGCGGATCGCCGGCCAAGTCGGATGATTCGGACTTGGAATTTCTCGGGCCGGTCAAAGACAGCAACGACCCGTTCTGAGGAATTGGGGCGGGAGCGCAATCGAGGACAACTTTCGACGGGAATCCTCAAGCGCCCCGCCCCGCAACCCTAGCAGATTGCGATGGCTATCCTAACGAAGCCGACCCTCGGGTCGAGTCATTGGTATTCACTGGACGGCAAACCGTGCCACACGGTGCCGAACAAGGACGGAGATGGAACACGCGCCACGACCATTCGTGATGCGCGCAAGATGGGGCTCTTGCCGTCGGTCACGACGATCATCGGCATCCTGGACAAACCGCAACTGACCAAATGGAAAATGAGGGAAGCGGCCAAGGCGGCGCTAAACGTGCCGCCGCCGCAGGGCGAGGAGCCGCTGGATCGGTTCGCGGATCGGGCGATTGAACACGCAATGAGCCAAGTGGGCGAGGCGGCCGATCTCGGCAGCCGCATCCACACGGCGATCGAGAATCTGATGCGCGGCAGCGCGGAGGAAGCGCCGGCCGACCTCATCCCTTACGTCAAACCCGTCATCACTTGGATGCGGGAGAAGGGCATCCGCGTGACGCACTCGGAGATTGTCCTGGTCAATCCGATCCACGGCTTTGCCGGGCGGGTGGACAGTCTTTTTACCTGGGGGCCTGTGGATGCGCCGAATATGGGCATCCTCGACTTCAAGACGAAGAAGACGAAGCCCGACGAGAAGGTCGAAGCCTATGACGAGCACACGTTGCAACTCGCGGCCTACGCGGCCACGCATTTCGGGGCCGAGTATCTCGACCGCGTGCTGGCGGCGAATCTCTTCATCTCGAGCACCGAACCCGGGCGCCTTGAGGTGGTGAAGCACGACAAGGCGCGGCTGGTGGAGGCTTACCACGCCTTCTGCCAGATGTGCGCGGTGTGGCGCTTCCGTAAGGGGTATGACCCGAGGCCGGACCAATACAGGGAGAGGAGGGCGGCATGAGAAACGTGATGTTGCCTGGAGGCTTAGAGCCCGCCCTTGAGGTTGTTCGGTTGCTTCAAGACAACACAAAATACTCGCTGCAAACTTGCGCCATTATTGCGCTGGTTGGCGCCGTCAAAGAAGTCGCTTGGGAGATTGAAGAGCTCAAAGACGCTTATATTCAGACTCAAGCTCAAGCGGAGGGACAAGAATGATCGCCTCCCAACCCACCATCGACAGCGCCATCCTCCGTCTCGCCAAAGAGCGCAACGAGGCGCGGAATCTGGCGAAGCAGTTGTTCTGGGCCTTGCCGGCCGGCGGCGGTCACATGGACGAGCAGTCGGTGAACGCGGCTTACTACTCGTTCATCAAGGCGAGCAGGGAGTGGAAGGAGGGCGGCGATGAGTGAGTGGATACCGGCCGACAAGGAACTGCCGGGCAATATGCGTTGCGTTCTCGCCACGGACATGGAGTGCCACTTCATCGCCTGCTACCAGGGACACGAAGAAGAGGCGTGGATCAACGCGCACACTAGCGAGGGGATCGACAGCGTCATCACGCATTGGATGGAACTCCCGGAGGTGCCGGAATGAATCCGGGCGGATGGGGCTACAACCCCAACAAATACCTCTTTCGTAATGGCAAGGGCTGGTGGATGCGCGTGCAGCCCTACGATCCAGTCAAGACCGAACGCCTGGCATTCAACCTAAAGACCCGCGACCTCGAGGAGGCGCGGCGTAAGCGGGATGAGATGATTGCGGTCAATGAGTGGAGGTTCAGCCGATGAGCAAATTCCTCGCCTGGTGCCGCAACCCGAACAAGCGCAAGCGGGACTGGAGCAGCATCCACGGTCAAATATATTTTTGGGCGTGTTTGCTGCGGGACGATGGCGTCGGCCACGCACGAGCCTATTATATCATTCGGCGGATGCTGGACGCAGAGCGGGAGGCCGGTGCGCGTTTTGTGCCGGATCGGGAGGTCCTGTCGGCCATTCAGTATTCCTACGAGGTGACGCCAAGCACCGGGACGGCACGCACGCGGCCGTGGCCGGCGCCTAACCGCACACTGCAAGGCGAGTGCCGCCGGCTGTCGAAGGCTCGCGGGTGGACGTTGGACAAGTTGCGGGATGCTTCGGCGCTGGATGCTGCGGCGATGGAAAAGACGCCGCCTGAGTGGTTCCTTGGTGCATTGTTGGGCGGCAGCGAGGTTCTTGCCTGCGTGGGGCTTGGGGTGGCGAAGTTCGAGACGGCGGAGATGTCGGCTTTTGCCGGGCAGTTGAGGATGTGGGAGTTCGTCGTGCCGAACGCGATGTCGGCCCTCGAGGGCAAGCGCAAGAGCGACGGCGAGCTTTCGGCGCACACCCTGGACAACACGGGCCCGCGGCAAAACATCGTGGTGGAGTTTGATGACGGGGCGACTTTGGACGAGCAGGCGGCGCGGCACATCTGGCTCTCGGAGTTCCGCGATTTGCGGATGGTGGTCTTTAGCGGCAGCAAGTCGCTGCATGGCTGGTATCGGGCGACCGATGAGGTCAGTGACCGGAAATTTATGGAGGAGGCCGTTCGCCTGGGCGGCGACCCTAAGACTTGGCTCAAGTCGCAGTTCGTGCGGATGCCGAACGGCCAGCGGGAGAACGGGACAATTCAACGAGTGGAGTTTTTCGATGCCGCATAAATCAAAAAATGCACAAGCTGTCGGGGCGGCAGCCTTAAAAGAAACCGAACACATGGACGCGGCGGGCGAGCCGGCCAATGTCCACAAGCTCGAGGTCGCCGATGACGCGCCTGACTCGGACTCGCTGCCGCCTTGGGTCAATGGCAATGAACTTTTGGCCTATGAGGAAGAGGCGCCGGAAGTGCTGATCTGCGGGCCGGACGGCTCGGAGGAGGGCGCGGTGCTGCGGCTCGGCTCCAAGCTGGTGGTGGGCGGCGGCTCAAAGATGGGCAAGACATGGTGCTTGGTCGATCTGGCCTTGGCCGTGGCCTCGGGTGGTAAGTGGCTCGGGCATTTCCAGTGCAAGCAAGGGGCGGTCTTGTATGTGAATTTGGAGCTTCGCAGACATACCGCCGGCCGACGGGTGCGGTGGATCGCGGAGAAGCGGGGGCTGTGCAAGGGCACGGGACTAAAGCCCGAGGTCAGCGCGGCCATCCACACATGGAATTTGCGCGGCAAGTGCTACGACTTGGTGACGATGCTTTCGACGGCGCGGATGCGGCTGAAGGACAAGGACGCGCCGAAGTTTGCCCTGATCATCCTCGACCCGATCTACAAGACCTACGGCGACAAGGACGAGAACTCGGCCGGCGATATGGCGGCCCTAATGTTGGAGATCGAGCGATTCGCCGATGAGTGCAATGCGGCCATTGCCTTCGCGGCGCACTTTTCCAAGGGCAACCAAAGCGGCAAAGAGGCGATGGACCGAATCTCGGGCAGCGGGGTCATGGCACGCGATCCTGACGCCATCATGACGTTTACGAACCACGAGGAGGAGGATTGCTACACGCTGGATGCGATCCTGCGGGAGTTTGCACCCGTCCCGCCAACAGTCTTCCACTGGCAAGCGCCCGTGATGAATCCACGGGTTGACCTTGATCCGTCCAAACTTAAACAACCCGGCAAAGCGGCCAAGACCGTAGCCCCGCAGCGGGCAGCGGCCATTCGCAAGGTGCTGGAGGCTAATGACGGCACCATGTTGCGCGCCACGGCCATCCGAATGGCTGTCGAAGCGGAAGGCAAAAAGCCATCAGACGCCGACACCGAACGAGCCTGGCTGGCCTCTTTGGATCGCCACAAAAACGCTTTGGCCGATGAGGGCATCGAGGAGGTAGCCCAAGGGCCGGGCAGAAGCCCGATTTTGCAGATCAAGATAACCCCGAAAAAGCCGACCCGTGACCCGTTTTAACGCCCCAAAAACCTACCACACACACCCTATAGGGAAATGTGTGTGTGTGGTAGGTCCGAAAGACCAAGGACGGACGTGCCTTACGTCCCGTCCGCTCAAGGTCTGTAGGAGGGCCGACAAATTGACCAATAGCCAATGAAAAAAAGACGCAAAGCAAGACTGGCCGAACTACGAACAGGCCGACCCATATTAAGCTACGGCCACCCGGCCGAATGGCTGATCGAGGCCGTAGGCCAAGAGGCGGCTGATGCGGCTGTTCTTTTTGAGGCCAAGTCGGTTGAGACTTGGCCTGATGGGGTGGTGCTGCGGTTGGCGGAAGGGAGGGTGGGGTGAGCTTACGAGCCTGTCTACGAAAGCTGGCTTTTGAAACCCGCGAACAGGCGGCAGAGCACAAAGGCATGGACGTTTACCTCTGCCACCATTGCTACAAGTGGCACCGCGCCATACCGCAAGCGGTCAAAATGCGGGCCGGATTCGATTGGAAAAAACACCAACAGGAAATGGCCGACACGTTTTTGCGGCGGATCAGGAGGGCACTATGATTGACATTCGACGCTTCGCCAGCATGGGCGAAAACCCCTTAGACAAGCTGGAAACCAGCTACAAACCCGACATGGCGGGCGAGATCGACACGCTGGCCGACGAGTGGGCCGACGAGCTTGACCTTGAAGAATGGCAGCACAAGGCGCTCGTCCTGCTCATGGCCGAATACCAGATGCGCGAGGCACGGGAGGCGGCGAGCAAGATGCTCATCCCCATCCTGACCTATCTGAACGAGCCGCGAGGCAACAAGACGTTGCGGTATTACGCCTTCCTGCTCGCGGCCGGCGATACGTCCATAACTCTGGCGCATAGTTATTCGGAACTGGCGCGAAAAATTGGCGTCACGAGGGCGGCACTATCGAAGGCCGTCATCGAGATGCAGGACAAGCTGGGGCTGAAGGGGCACAACAACTTTCAGAAGAGCGATGCGGCGCGGGAGAGTTCCCGCAAGGCCGCGCATCGGTCTTGGACAAAACGACACGAAGAGGAGAACACACACTAATGAGCAAGGAGATTGAACTACGGGCAGCGGACGATCTGGCCGCGCAAATTAATAAAGACCACGCCGAGATCATGGCAAAGGTGGACGCGGTGAAGGCCACGGCTTCCGAGATCGGGTCGATGGCAAACCAAGTCGGGATGCTGCTTGCCAGCGCCCGCGACACTGTGGGCGATGCGTTCCACCATTGGCTGCGTGAGAAGGTCGAGATGCCTGGCGTGACAGCCGAGCGATACATTCGCCACCACCGCAACTATCACCCTGGGCAGTTGTTTCTGCCCGGCTTCAAGCCTGTTGAAGATCGGGCCAGCGTGCAGGCGCAGGCCGAGGCCAACGCTGAGACAGCGGAAGGCGACACGCCGACGAGAGACGAGGTGCCAGAGGTGAGCGTGCGCGATATTGCGGCGGGCTGGGTTTACGATGCGCGCCGCTGGTTCAGTCAGCTATTAGTCAAGATGCCGCCTGACAAGATGAGCGAAGAGCAAGTGGTTGAGACGTTGCGAGTGGTCAAGCCGGTGCGCGATGCCATCTGGGCCTACGAACAGAGGTATGTGCAGCTGAAAGGGGAGGCGTGACCAGTCTCAATAAGAGTAAACAACAATGCTCCTTGTTGAGACTTGATAAAGGAATCTTTTTGGTTGGCGGAGCGCGAGGAGCTTGCGACTTGCTTCGTTTTGGCGAAAATAAAGCGTTTTTCGCTCAACTTTAGTTAAGTTGACTCGGGCGGCAGTCTCAACATGACTGTCGCCAGCCAACTTGCCGAAGCCAAGGGCATCACGATCCAGCGGGTCAGCCAACTGAAGAAGAAAGGCTGTCCGCTCGACACCTTGGAGAACGCCGTTGCGTGGTATGAGTCCAACGTAACGGGAAACCGCCGCGCTAGGCGGTCAGTGTCCGCATCCGCATCGCCCGAAGACAGCACGGCCGCCGGTCGCGTCGAGCAGGCGCACGCGATGGTGGGCAAAAACTACGCACTCTGGCAGGGGGCCGCCGAGCAGGGTCAGGTCCGCGAGGCGTGCGAGCTTCAAAAAGCCTACTCTCTCTCCTGCAAAGACGCCTCGGCAGCCGAGGCCGAGTTCATCGAATGGCAAAAGCGCGTCGGCGCTCTCATGGAAAAGTCGGCTGTATTGTCCGCATTCGATGCGGCGTTTGATTCGTGCCTTAAACGCCTGCATCGGGACTACTCCGACGCCGGCAAACTGGTTGCTGATGCGTGTCAGATTTTCTCGGACAAATTAAGAGCAGCCTGACGGCCGACGATGTCGGCGCCGCCATTGCCCGCAAGGCCCAACCACCGCCGAAGCAGGGTGTGGTCGAGTGGGCCGAGAGCAATCTGACGATCGGCAACACCGCGCATTTGCACGGGCCGTATCGGACGCGGGAGACGCCTTACATCCGCGAGCCGCTCGAGTGTTTCGGCAACGAATCCATCCGGCGCATGGCGCTGGTCTGGGGTGCCCAGACGGCCAAGACCACGGCCATTCTTGCGGGCATGGGGTATCGGCTCGACCAAAACCCGGCGCCCGCGCTCTGGGTCATGCCCTCCACGCACCTGGCGCGGTCATTCAGCAAGTCGCGATGGCTGCCGATGGTCGAGAGCTCGGACGTTTTGAAGACGCACAAGCCCGACAACGCCGACGATCTGACCATCCTCGAGCAGCATTTCAAAGGGATGAGCGTGTATTTCGTCGGGTCGAACAGCCCGGCCAACCTTTCCAGTCGGTCCATAGCGCTCCTGATGATGGACGAGATGGACAAATTCGCGGCGCAGTCGGGCAAAGAGGCAAGCCCGATCCAACTTGCCGAGGCGCGCACGGCGACCTTCCCGAATCACCTGATCGTTTGCACCTCGACGCCAACCTATGAGGACGGCGCAATCTGGACCGAATGGCTGAAGGGAGACCAGCGCCGCTATTTCCTGCCGTGCCTCGGGTGTGGCGAGTGGCGGTTCCTCGAGTGGAAGAATGTGCGCTGGGACGCCGAGGCCAAGCAGGACAACGGGATATGGAACATGGCGCGGGTGGCCGAGACTACACGCTATGCCTGCCCGAAGTGTGGGCACCTCCACGAGAACGCCGACAAAAAGACCTGGCTCGAGCGCGGAGAGTGGCGCGCAACGGAGTTCGCCGCGGAGGCCGGCCGCCGCAGCTATCACCTCTCCTCGCTCTACTCGCCCTGGCGCACTTGGCCTGATCTGGCCGTGAAGTATTTGCAGGACTACGAAGCCCCGGGCGGATTGCAGGACTTCCTGAATCGCGAGATGGCCGAACCGTGGAAGCCGCAGGGGGCACTCATCACGACGGCCATGATCCGCGACCGCGTGGACGCCTCGCCGCGTTACACGATGGGAACCGCGCCCGAGGGGAAAATGGTTGGCCGCCTCATGTCCATCGACGTAGGCCAGACGGAAATGTGGTGGATCGTCCGCGAGCTCCACGAGGACGGCAGCAGCTACCTCTTGGACTATGGGGCGATGGTCGGATGGGACGGGATCATGGACAAGTTCAAGCACTACAAATGCTATCGCGGCATTGTGGATGCAGGCTACGCGGCCAAGACACCGGCGGGTGTTTATGATTTCGTTGCCAAGTCGGGCGGTCTATTTGTCGCGGCCAAGGGGCGAACTGTTAGCCAGGGATTGCGCGAGCCCTACAAGTTCCAGCAAATCGTGTCGGGTGGCTCGGTGCTGTGGGCCGTCCAATTTGACGCGCACTTTTGGCAGGCAAGATTGTATCACGACATCCTGCGAGACGGGCGGGGCCGGTGGTATCTGCCTCGGGACATCGCCAAGGATTACGTCGGCCAGTTGCAGGGCGAGGCGCTTATCGAGAAAGACGGAGAATCGAAGTGGCAGCGCCTCGGGCCGAACCACTTGGCCGACTGCGAGAAAATGGCTCTCGTGCTGATCGACTCGATCATGGCGCAGTTCAAGGCGACCAACGCCACTCCTTGACACAGCCCGCGAGGGCATGACCGACGCCTCGCTGCTGGCTTCCGTATTTTCCAGCGATGAACTAAATGACCTGAAGACCGCCTGCAAAAGCCAAATCGTGGCCGGCGGGGCGTCACAGGCTTTCGTGGTGTCAAGCAGCGTGGGCGGCCGTTCCGTCACGCTTCAGCAAACCTATTCTTGCTGGGATATGCTCGGCCTTATCGAGACGGCCATGAGCATTAAAGCCGGGCAGATCGGATCTTCCCGCGTCACGCAAATCCGCTTCCCGAACCGCACTTAATGGCTAAACCGACCACATTTGTTGACCGTCTCGCCGCGCGCTTTGGCTTTTCGCGCATGATCGAAGCCGTGAACCACCGCAGCGAGGAGCGCGGCTGGGTCTACGCTCAAGCGCAGGATTCCAAAGTCGATCTTTCATCCTATGACCGCACACGCCTGATGGCGTTAAGCCGCAAATGCTTTTACAACAACGCCATTGTGCGCGGGGCTGTCAGGGATAAAGCCCTTTATTCTGTCGGCTCGGGCATCGGCATCCGGCCGCAGGCCATGACCGGGGACCAGGAGTGGGACGATGCAGCCGAAGCGTGGTGGGAAAATTGGTCGCGGCAGCCTGAGATCAGTGGCCGCCACGATATGCGCGGCCTGCAAATGCTCGTTTCGGAGGCCATCGACCGCGACGGCGAAATCTTTGCTATCCTCACCGCCCGGCAAGACGGCGCTCCTGCTGTCCAGATTGTCGAAGCCCACCGCATTGAGTCGCCCGACACGGCGGCCAACAATGGCGGCGTGGTGGACGGCGTAAAGCTCGACAAGTTCCAGCGTCCGCTCAGTTACTTCATCGGAGAAGGCGACGAATACCCCCGCCGGCATCGGGAGATCAAAGCCGAGGCCATGCTTCACGTCTTCGAGCCCGAGCGCGCCGATCAGGTGCGCGGCTATCCGGCCGTCGGTGTGGCGCTCAACTCCATCTTGGACCGCGACGAGCTTTTGCGCTTCGAGATGATGGCGGCCAAGGCAGGCAGCAGCATCGGTCTCGTCATCAAAAACAACACCGGCACGATCGGCGCCGAAGGGTTCTTTGGCGATCTGAGCAAAGACAGCAACGGCAACCTGACCCGCGAATCCATGTTCGGCGGCGGGCTGGTGCCGCGCCTGAAGACCACGGAAGACATCCAGAGCTTCCAGATGAACCGCCCGAACGAGAAGCTCGACAAGCACCTCGAGCAATACATCCGCGCGGCGGCCATCGGCCTGGGGCTGCCTTATGAGTTTGTCTGGGACACCAGCGCGATCGGTGGCGTGGCGCAGCGATTCATCATCCAAAAGGCCGCGCGATGTTTTGCGGGCCGCCAGGATGTCCTGATCAACGCTTTCCTGGCAAAACTGTGGGGCTACGCCATCGCCAACGCTATGCGCCGCCGCGAGCTTCCGATGAATCCCAACTGGCGCAAAGTCGGCTGGCAGACACCTCGCTCCATTACCGTGGACGTTGGCCGCGAGGCCGTCGCCCGCCGGGACGATGTGAAGGCCGGGCTGATGACGCTTTCCGATTTCTTTGGCGAGCAGGGCATCGACTGGAAAGAGGCCGTGTCCGAGATTGCCGCCGAACGTGAATTTGCCGCATCGCTCGGCGTCAGCATTGGCGTGGAGCAACCGCAGCCACAGGCCGAGATTCTCCCGCAAGAAGAAGCGCCGGCCGCCGAACCGCCACAACTTTCCGAACCAACCCAACCGACCGAATTGGCATTGCCGAAAAAGCGCAAGCGCCTGTATCGCCGGAAGAAGATCGAGATGCCGACTGCTTGACATGAGCCCGTCCGAGTATGGACGCGCTAAAATTTGAAGGCATCTCCGTCGCCACGGTTGGCCCGGCGCTCGGTCATGCCATGTTGGTGGACGATGTGACCCTGTTGCAGGCCGAAGCGGCCGGCCAAGTGGGCAGCCCGGTCAAAGTGTTCGTTGATCACGACGAAAGCATCGACAGCCTGATCGGCTTTCTCGCCAACTTCCGTATCGAGGAAGACCAACTCCGCGCGGACCTCGAGCTCCTCGGCTCACACCCCCAAGCGTCTTTCTATTCCGAGATCCTGACAAAAGCCCCGCAGCGCGTTGGCTTCAGCATGACCTTCAGCGGAACGCCTGACGAAAACGAAGACGGCACCCGCCTGGCGCGCGTTTCGGAACTTGTCAGCGTGGACCTTGTCTCGCGCCCGGCCGCCAATCCTGACGGAGTTTTTCGCGCGTTGCCGCAGGCCGAAAAGCCGGTCGCGGTTGACACCGCAGAAAAGGGCATGGATCAAAAATCCGCTCCTGAACAGTTCGACGCAAAGGCCGCCATCGAAGCGATGGCCGCCGAACTCCGCGCCGAAATCAAAGCCGCTTTTGAAGAAAAAGCCGAAGTGGCACCCGAAGCACCCGCTCCCGCTCCCGTCGAGGACAGCAAAGCCGCTGAACTCGCCGCGAAGCTCGAAGCCGTCACCTCCAAGCTCTCCGTTTTGGAAGTCGAACTCGCCGCTCGCGGCGACAACGCCGTGACGGGCAACGGTTCCGCCGTCTCCGTCGAAGAGGCTTACACCTCGGGCGACCGCTCGACCAAATTTGAAATCGTCCGCAAAGCCCTCGAGGCCGGCGATTTCGCGCTCATCTCCAAGCTCAAACAATCCAACAAATAACTTATCATGGCCTCCATCACTGGTCTTAACGACGACATCATTTCCTCAAGCGCCCTCAAAGCGTTCGTGGATTCCCTCCATCCGCTGAATGCGTTCAGCGTGAACTACAACGCCGAGGCCGCCCGCAAGGGTGAGGTTGTGAGCATCCCGCTCATCTCCTCGATCACGGCTTCGACCTTCAACAACACTTACGAAGGTGCTGACGGAGACGTGACTCTCACGGCCCGCGAAGTCACCATCGACAAGCACTTCCTGTCCACGGTCGATTTCACCGACACGCAATGGAGCAAATCCAGCGCGCTCACCCCGCAAATGCTGGCCGACATCGGCGCAGAGCAGGGCCGTGCGGTTGCCCAGGCGTTCATCTCGTCCGCGTGGGGCCTTATCACCACCGCCAACTTCGGCGCGGCAGTCGTTTCCTTCACCTCGGCCAGCTTCGGCATGGCTGATGTTCGCAAGGCCCGCCTCGAGCTCACCAAGTCCAAGGCTCCTCAGAACGACCGCGCGCTGTTCATCGAGCCCGACGCCTACGACGCGCTCTTGTCCGACAGCACCAACATCCTCGCCAACCTGAACTTCGGTTCGGAAGGCATCCGCGAGGGAGTGGTTCGCCGTCTGGCTGGCATGAACGTCTACGAGAGCACCCTGATCCCGGCCACCAACGTCGGAACCAGCATCACTCTCGCTGGCTTCGCGGTGCATCCCTCGGCCATCGCTGTGGCGATCCGCACCCTTCAGCCGCAGGCTCCGAGCGAATACCTCGAGGCCCGCACGGTGGTCGATCCCGTCAGCGGCATCGGTCTCGGGTATCGTCGCCACTACAATACGGCGAACGGCACCCACTTCCTCAACTTCGAGGTGGTCGGTGGCTTCACCTACGGCATCACGGCCGGTCTCAAGATTCTGGCGAAGAAAGCCTAAGCACTGGTTTGTGTGTTCAAGCGCCCCGGGGCATCCGCCCCGGGGTTTTGCTTTTGGTGCGGTTGACAAGCTCTCCGCGTCCGCATGGAGAACACACAGCCCTCGTTGGCGCTGGTGGCGATTGCGGGCAACTGCGAGAGCTACATCCGGCGGTTTATCGAATCATTCCAGCGGCTCACGCTGCACATCTACATCGTCCGCGCCTGCGGCAGCCGAGATCCAGACAAGACCCTGGAGATCGCCCGCGAAATGGGGTGCAAGGTCGGCGAATACAAGAACGCCGAGGCGCACCAATTTTGGGACCATGTGGACAACTTCGGCGCCGCCCGGCAAATGGCCGCCGACATGGCCGAGGCCGACGGCCACGAGTGGCTCATGTGGGCCGACACCGATGACATCCTCGAGCCCGAGAGCGCCGACATCATCCGCGAGCATCTACGCATTACCGCTTCAGAAACCACGCTGGCGCTCGTTCCTTACCGTCTGACCAATAACGGACTCAATCTCCTGCGGGAGCGCATCTGGCGGCGAGGCACGGCCGTCTGGACGGACCCCGTGCATGAGCACCTCGAGCCGGTGGACAAGTCGGGCGACGGCCACGTCCGCTGGGAGGACTGCCGCATCGTCCACGCGCCCGACTCGCACAAAGACGAGGCCGACGGCAAGCAGGGCAACCAGCGCAACTGGCGCATCATTTCATCCATCCCCGACTTCAATAAAAACCCGCGTTGGCTTTTCTACGCGAGCCTGGAGCATTTCGGGTTCAAGGATGACGAGAACGGCATGGCCTACGCGGTCGAGGCTCTCAAAACGCCAGGGCTGGACGATAACGAGCGTTACGAGCTCTACCTGCAACTCGCCATGCGGACGCACGACTTTGCGCCGAAAAAGTCGCTCCTGCATGAAGCCTACAAAGTGAGCCCGTGGCGCCGCGAAGCCTTGGCCCAACTGGCGGCCGTGTCGCTCGACAACAACGAACCGCAAGATGCCCTGGCCTATGCGCGCGCTTTCATGGCGATCCCGGTGCCCGACGTGGTGCCGTGGACGCACCGCCCGGTGGTCTATGGTTTCGGCGGGGTAGGGCTCTATGCCTGCTGCCTGCGCGCCAACGGCGACACCGAGAAGGCCGACAAGTTCGAGCTTGAATGGTTCAAGAAATGCGGCGGCAAGATTAGCGTGTGCCACCCGACGCGAGGCCGCGCACTGCAAGCCGCCGAGACGCGCAAGAAGTGGCTTGAGGCAGCCAAAGATCCGCAGAGCGTGGAATACATCTTTGGCTTTGCCGAGGACGATGATGAGACGCGCGACATCCTCGGGCGATTTAAGCACGGCCTGTCTCCCGCCGGTCTCATGGACCAAATCGGTGGCAACGCTGTCGCCAACTACAACGCGGCCGTGAAAGCGGCCTCCGGGCAAATCATCGTCACCGCGCAGGATGACGTAGAACCTCCGCTTTTTTGGGACGAGATGGTATGGCAAGCCCTCGAACCACACCTCAAACGGCCAAAGGTTCTTGGTGTGAAAGACGGCCACCGTAACGACGGCCTGCTCGTCACCTTCATTTGCACCCGCCCGACGCTTGGATGGATCGGCTATGGCGGGGGCATCTTGTCCGATGACTATCACGGCATCTATTCCGACACGGAATTTTCCCACCGCGTCCGCAAGGCCGGCATCGTCTTGGACAGCGACATTGTATTTCTGCACAACCATCCCTTCTTCAATCCGAAGATTCCGAAAGACGCCGTCTACGACGTGGAAAACTCGGACGATGCCTACAAATTCGGGGCCGAAGTCTTCAAGCGGCGCAACCCCGACGCCCTTGACTCCAAGGAGTAGGGCATGGCAACGCAACTCGACACCGCGCACATCCTTGGGATTGGCGCCCTGGCTGACGTTGGCGGCGAGACCATCACGATCGGCGCCACCGGCTACAAGGCGATCGTGGGCGACATCGACGAGCGCGACGAACTGGCCGAGGGCGGCGTGCGCCAGATACGCTCGGTGCGAGTAGGGCTCAAGCGCAGTGCCGTGACCAGCGTTCCGACCATCTGGTCACGCATCACTATTCGAGGAACACAGCTTCAGGTGCTTAACGTGTCGCAGGACGCGGCCGTTATTGAGATCACAGCCGGCGGCCTCGCGGAGTAACACCGTGGAGATCGCGGTAGACATCAGCAAATTCGGCCGGCTAATCCCGCAGCTTGCCAATGTGACCAAGCGTTCCCTCCGCTCGGTGGTCAAGCAACAGGCCAGGCTAATCATCCGAGGCAGCGGCACAGGAACCGACGAGGGTCTGATTCCTTATACGCCGCCGCCAAAAGGACAGGAGCAGGGCGAAAACGCCGTGCGCCGCGACATTTCCCGCGTCTTTGGCTCGCTCTCTAACGTCAAAAAAATCCTCAAGTTTTCTAGTGTTCGAGGGGCCGGAACGGCCTTTAACCGCTACATCCGAGAGGGCGACCACGAGAAAGCCAAAGCATTGTTGAATGGGACGATGCAAAAAAACTTTCGCACAAAAGGCTACCAAAGGAGCCAGGGCGGCAAGACGGTTCGCGTGCGCTCCTACGTTCAAAGCCGCCCGACGGAGATCGACCTGAAAAGCAACCGCCTCGGCCGCGTCACCGATATTATCCAGGCACTCCCGGCAGCCGGCACGCACCCGATCCACAAGTCGCGGCAGAACAACCGCAAATTTGTCTCTCGCCGCCAATGGTCTGCCGTCGTGCTGCAAAGCGGCACCGTGGCCGCTTACGTCAAACAGAAGCAAAAAAATGTCGGCACGATGAAAGCAGGATGGGTTCCGGCTGCTCGCAGCCTTGGAATCACAGGGTTGCCAAAATTCGTTGCGCGCAATTTCCGCAACAACGGCAGCTTTCTCAATGAACTTGACCAAGAAAGCCCGGCTTTCACCGCCATCAATTCCACGCCTGGCATCAGCGGCAGTCTCCGCTCGGTCATGGCCCGAACCCTGCGCGGCCGCGTCATCCGCATGAAGGCTGACATCCAGAACAAACTAAACGCCGAGCTCGGCAAGCTCCAGACCGCCGCATGATCCACCGCGAACTTGAATCCAGCTTTGCCACTTGGCTCATCTCGGGCGTGAGTGGGACCAGCCTTTCAGGCATTCCCATCCGTCATGCCGTGCCCGCCGATCCTCTGGCCCTGCCGTGCGTCATCGTGGCCTCGGCCGGCGCCGAGCTCCTCGAGGGCGGGGTGAGGGCGGCCAGCCGCGTCAGCATGGACTTTTCCGTCATGTCGGCGGCCAATGGTGGTGCCGGGTGGCAGACTGCCCACAAGAACCGCGTGGCCGCCTTGTCTCGCCGGCTGGACGATACCAACACCAACGCCGCGCTGGCCTCGATCAATGGCGCGCAAACGGACTTCACGCTTTACGGCTGGCACCTGGTCGAACTTGCCGCCGAGGCCGAGCCAAACATCCAGACCGACACCGTCCGCATCAGCCTTATCGCAGGAGATCGTATCGGCACCACACCGACCGGGCCGACAGCCACGCCGCAGAATTACAGCCTGCGGCACGAGGTCGAGCAGATTGTCGGCGCCCACCTTGGCACCGAGCTCCCGTCGGCCGTCACCGACGATTATTCCGTCTATCCCTTCTATTCGGAGACCGTCGTGCCCGAGCGCCGCATTGTGGCCGCGTGCTTGGCCGCCGAGCGTCCGTTCCCGCAGTTGGCCCGCTGGTCCGCGCAAGTCACCATCCACGTCATCACCCAGGGCATTTACGCGACAACGCACGACGAGTCCGTGCGTCAGGTGCAGGACACCCTGCGCGACATCGTGGCCCAGGATTACACCTCGGCCAACGTCACCGTGGCCGGGATGCTCGAGACAGGCCACACGATTGACCGATCCGACAACCGCATCGTGGACGTGTTGGCCGTGACCCTCTATTGCCAGCAGAATTGACATCGCCCGCGAGGGCATGGCGATCACCTACGGCGTAGCTGGCGGATTTTCCGTCCAGACCTCTAAGACCTTTGAGAAATTGCTCGTGGCCGACAAGAACGGCGTCACGACAACGATCATTTCCAAATACGTCCGCACCGAAACCACGACCGAGACAGTGGGAACGACCTTCGGCGGCTACGCCATCGGATCTGATGACGTTCTCAACGCAACCCTGACCGCCCAAGTAGACGAGCAACTTATTGAAAGCGGCGCCGCCAACACCGCGCCGCCGGCCGTTCGTTTCTACAATCCGCGCGTGGAAGCTTCGGCCACCATCCTCGGGGCGTTCACGGCAACTACATTTCAACTGGGTGGCATCAGTTTCACCACGCTTTCGGCCGAGAAGTCGGAAACGTCAGGCGATGTGGTCAAGACCTCGATCCGCGGCACGGCCATCGCCACCTCTTCGCTGGACGGCACAAGCCTGACCACGGGCGACCATTCTTCCACTTCGACCATCCGCGTTGAGCTCCGCATCAGCAACACGGACTACGCCCGCAAAACAGTCACAGCCGTAGCCTTTAGCGGAACTTAATCCGCGACAGCGCCCTATGGACGCGCTCGCGGCAGAATCCTTTCTCAACGCGCCACACAAGGTCTGTGGCCTGCGGATGCGTCCGCTTTCTCTGGGCCATAGCTTTGCCCTCGAGGCCATTGGCTCGCCCTTCTATCACGGCGAGCTCGGCAGCGAAGCCGACTTGCGCCTTGCCGCGTGGATTTGCTCACGCCCGCCGTTGGCTTTGCCGCAGATGGATGGGTGGCGCTGCCGCCTGTGGAAGTGCCGCAAATTGGATTTTGTGGCCGAGGTGGCGCGCTGGAAAACTTACGTTGCCGATTACTGCGCGCCTCCGCAGATGTGGAACAAAGCGCCCAAGCCGGGCGAGCAAAGGCACGAGCCGTCCGCCATTCCGTCAGGCATAGCAACTGTTGTGCGCCTGATGCGCCTCGGCATGACCGAGGATCAAGCCTGGGCCACACCTGTCGGCGCCGCGACATGGTATGAGGCCGCCGCCTACGAGACAGAGAGCGGGTCGCGCCTTGACATAGTCTCCGACAGCGAACGCCTTGCCATTGCGCGAGCCAAGGCGCGGGCGGCCAAACCCGAGGAAACATCCGCCCCATGAGCGACGTAAGAGTAAAAGTCACAGCGCAGAACGAAACCCGCACCGGGTTTCAGCAGGCACTTGGCGATGCGCGCAAATTCGGCCAGGAGGCGCGCAAATCAATCGGCGGCGGCCTCGGTGGCATCGGCTCAGAGATCCGCTCCTCGCTTGTCGGCGCCCTTGCTGGCATCGGCATCGGCCAGTTTGTGCGCTCCACCTTTGAGCAATTCGGGCGCATCAATGATCTGAGCCAGCAATTCGGTATATCCGCCGAAACGCTGCAACGCTTCGGGCAAGTGGCCTCCGAGAGCGGCAGCGACATCGAGCAAGTGGCGGTGGCGCTTTCCACACTCACGCGAAATGTGCAGGCCGCAAAAGACGGCACAGGCGAGCAGGCCGAGGCGCTGCAAAGGCTTGGGCTTTCAGCGCAGCAGCTTGGCAACGTGGACGCTTCGCAGGGCTTGCTAAAATTGGCCGATGCCTATGTCGCATCGGGAGACAAACAGCGCGCATACGCCGACGTGCTGACAATCATCGGAGCCCGGCAGCGCAACCTGATCCCACTGCTCCAACAGGGTTCGGCCGCCATCCTCGAGCAGGCCAGCCAAGTGTCAGTTGCCAGCGACGAGATCATCGCCAAGGCCGACGAGGTGGGCGACAGATTTGCCAGACTCGGCCAGCAATTAACTGCCGCCCTGGGACCTGTTTTAATTCCCGTCGGTCAGGCCATTCTTTCATCTTTTGAGGCCATTCGTGCCGGCGTCGATGGGATTGTCGGAACGATTGTGCAATCAGCCTTGGGAGTGCGTTCAATCTTGGGGGGCAACGTTATCGGAGGCGCGGCGCAAATTGGAGCCGCCCCAGTCCAAAACGCTTTGCGCGCGGCCGACGAACTAAAGACCAAGCTCAAAGACATCTGGTCCGACCCCGCGACAAAGCCGCCATCCATGCTGCCGCCCGAGGACATGGACACCACGCCAGGCGCCTCTTCGGGCCAAAAATCAGGCACACAAAAAGGCAACGTCATCGGCAAGCAATTATCCCCGGGCAGCATCGAGGGCATCCGCGAGTTCGAGCGCGAGCAGGAGGCCGCCCGACGCGCCCTTGGCCCTGAGTTTGGCCCTGGCACAGCCGAAGCCGCTGCCGGCGGATTCCGCGTCGATGCGGCAGACTTCGCCCGCCAGCAAGCAGAAGAAGCCGCGAAGGCTATGGCCTCGGGGGGTATGACTGGCTCCTTCGGCGCATCCCAACTCCAACGCATCGGCTTCGCCTCAAACGAATTTTTCGACACGCGGCGCAAAGAAGACCCAAGCAAACTGATGCAGGAAATGGTTTCCGAACAGAAGAAGACAAACAAATACCTCGGTAATGCGGGCGGGCTTTACCTTCAATCATCCTCATAACCTATGGCACAAATTGAAACAACAGGCGGCGGATTTCTCGACAGCGGCGACCGCAAGGTGATCCGCAAGGTCTACGTCACGACAGGCGGCCAACTGGTCAACATCCCCGCGACCGAGCAAGGTTTTCCCCTGTCCTCCGTCAGCGCCAGCGAAGAGCCCGGCGGCATCCGCCGCGCCGTGGCCGAATACTCGCAAGGCGGCGAGGGGGGCGCGTCTTACAATGTCTACGGCAAACGCATCGAACTTACAGGCGGGACGCGGGAGGTGCCGATTTACAACCATCCGACATTTGAGGCATTAACGCCGCAGCAGATTCAGGACGTGCAGACGGCAGTGGAAAATAAAACCCAAGGGCCATTTCCAAACGAAGCCCAGACCAAGCTCTTCGGTTTTCTCCTTCGTGGCACAGAATACTTTCTTGCCCCGGCAGTTGTCGGGCGCGTCTCGGAAATTGAATCAAACCTGCCAAGTTTGTCACCCATTGCCAAAGTTGCCGACCCTTCGGAGCTAGACGCGCCAAACGGAACCTTTTGGATCTGCACCGCCATCACGGCCAACCCGATCGGAACGCGCTACGAAGTGACCCGCGAATACACTTTGAGCTTTAGTGGCTGGGAGGACGTGGAAGCCCTTTACTCTTATTAGTCATGTCCGACTTCGCGCAAATCCGCTTTCAGCCAAACAGGCCGCTCCTGCGCGAACTAAGCGCGGATCGTCTCAACACGATCCTGCAAGAAATCAAGCGCAACAAGCCCAAGGGCGAGAAAGGCATCACGGTCAGACAAGACGGCACAGGCACCTACATTGGCCTCGCGGCCTCGCTTCCACGCGGCGGCACCTCCGCCCCAGCAACAACCCACCCGTTCCAAATAATCAGCAGCCAAGATCCCGACAGCGATCCAGAAAGCCCTTCCTATCTTGTCACCGTCAGGCCGGGCTCGTTAAACGCATTACTGCCGACCAACTTGTTCGATGACTCTGTTTTAAGTGAACTGTCTCTGCCTGCCGACACTTTGCAGCACGTTATTTTAACAGGCGAAAGCGACGGACAACAATTTCTTAGCTGCGAACTTTCTTTACAATCTCAAGCTCCTACACCGCAAGAGCCAGTTGCGTTTGGTCTTCCGCAAACGGTCCAGTTTCTTTTAGGCGTTGTTTACAATAGCTTCGTTTACCAGTTAATTAGCGACAACATCACGGTTGCTGGAAAGCAGCAATATGTTGTGGAAAAAGAACAGCCGCTCGATGTCGGGGAACTGCCATACTCGGTTTACTTTGTTTGGGGATAGAAGCTAGACGTGACCTTTTACACCATCACTACTCCCCCGAATCTGGCGGCGTCTACCGTCAAGTCTCAATATACCACGGAAGGAAGCGAATATCAGCTAAAAGTTGAACGTTATTTGGGCGATGGAGATTACGCAGAAGCGGAATATGGGCTTTCCTATACGTTGGCGAGTTCCTTTAGGAGCGATGGCGTTGTCATCGCCCAAACATTAACTGAGGGGGCGGGCGGGTTTACAAATTCATCCTGGCCGTCTGCCTCCGTAGCAACAGAACAAGAAGAAGATAGGACATTCACCACCGTTGTTACTAATGCAGCGTGGGAATATATTGGATCGGCGCAAATACTAGGTGCCCCTAATCAGACTATTACGCAATCATGGGACGGCCAATTCACGCGCAGCCGTAGCGACGGCATAACCTTGCCGACATCTACAACTTTAAGCGCAAGCAAACTAACAACTACCACGGAAACCGACGAAGGATTATCAACATACTTAACATCTGCTTCAACTCAAACAGTTGTTGGCACAAGGCTCGGCACACTTGTTTCTACGACCACTACACAAACCAGCGCGCAAGTAGCGAAGACAATAACGGCCCAAACGACCCAAACAATAGTCACTTCGACAGCTTCAACTATTACTGCCTACGATGGTCAAACCGGGATTAGGGCAACCGCAACAGTGTTCTTGTTTGAAAAAAACGAAGCGATATGGGTTCCCACGACTACGGGGATGGGCAACAATCTTTCTGACTTTTGCTCGTTTGTCACGCAATCCCCTTACACGTTGGTCCCTGCGGTTATTACGCACGCAGGCGTCACAGCGCCGTACACCGCAAGCGCATTTTACGACGAAACTACTCTGACGCAAACATCCACAGTTTCAACCGTTTCAGAGTCTACAATAACGCTGAGTCCTTCAAGCGCCTCAGTCATCCCGCAAACAATAACACGACCGATCCAAACAATAACGACCACAACCGTCACAGAAGAACGTTTTGCGCGATTAAGCAACAACAATACTCCAACTGTGGCGCTTCCAACGTCTACGAAAGACACTATGGCGGCCCGCTTTGGAGCAATGTCATGGCAGTCTACTTATTCAAAAAGAGTTTTGTCGTTTACAACAACCTCGGCGGAAGGCGTTGGCAGTTCAACATTTTCGTTTTCAGACACAATAGCGCCAGATTTTGAGTTGGGGCCCGGCGACGTTGCATCCAATGGAAGCACCTTTTTTTATGGCTCAACAATACGAGCTTTGACCTTCCCGCTAGTGATTCCGCCTAAGTTAATGCGTCTGGTTGCCAACAATCCGTGCCAGACGGCTTCCTCTTTCTACGAAGCACGAGCCGCGCTTTCAGAAATGAGCCGCATTGCTAGAGATGCACGAGCGCAAGGAATAACCTTTAAGCCGTTTAACGAGAGCAAAGCCGCTCAAACTGCTGTTGTCCAAAGCCCGCTGACTTGGACATACCAGACCAACGCATCCTCTGTTACTGCGTCTGCATGGGCGGGCGGATTAACGCTGTCTTCGCGATCCAACACGACCGAATCGGCGAGAACCACAAGCGGAGCATGGGTGGCCTCTGGGGGGGCCATTCTGACCCAAGGTTCTTTTTCTAAGCTCAACCCTGTTTTGTCCGCGCCGACTGGCTCTCCTGCTTTGTTTGTTATGCCGGGCACAAAATTTACCACATTCGGAACCAGCACGGGCAGCATGGTAATTTCTGAAACATCGCTAGAGACTTTAGACTCAAATCAGCAAACGCCGCGCACAGCGCAAAGCGAAGCTCCTGCTTGGATTGTTGGCGATGACAACGGGGCTTTTTTTTCAACGACTACGCGCAACCTTACGAATCTGCCCGCCTCGGGGCTATTTTGACACCCGCCCCGCCCACGAGTGTTGGCGATTGCTACATACGCGACCAAATCGTATTTTTTTTGCTGGCCGCAGTTCCTTCGACGCATAGCCGCCGCAGCCGGGCACCACGCCGAGGCGCATTTCATTCTTGCGACCGACCAGAGTGACGAGGCAAGGCAGGCCGTTGAGGCGGCCCGGCACGAACTGCCTGAAGGCTGGCGAATCCAAGCCGTAGCTCTGCCACTGGATGACGGGGGAGCCGAGGGCAAAGACTACCAAATAGAGGCACAAATGCGGATTGCCGCCCTGCAAGGGGCCGCGTTTGCTGCCGCGAGGAAGATCCGCGCCACCGCCCTGTGGAGCGTGGAGGCCGACAACCTTGTCCCTGCGGACGCCCTCCGAGTGGCCGAGTGGACGCTACAAATGCCGCAGGCGGATGGGTCAAGTTATTACGACATTGCCGCCGTCACCTACCCGAACGGCCTGTTCCTTGGAGGCAACGGGACGCCGCAGCACCCGATCGCGGAGGACTTCAACGAGAAGGAGAGGAAGCTGCCGTCGCGCCTCATTCGTGCGCTGGAGGTCTGCCGCGAGCGGCTCAAGGACTGCAAAGACAAGCAGCTTGGCAAGCGCGAGGGAAAGCGCCTTGGCCGACTGCATGAGCGCGTGAAGAAATGCGCCCCAGACGGAAACGTGTTTGAAGTCACAGCCAAGCACGGATGGCGTCGGCGCGGATGGATGGATTTCGCCTACCCCGGAATTGGCAAGGGGGCCATTGTCCCGTCCGATTGGTGCGGCCTCGGCTGCACACTCATGTCGGCCAAGGCGCTGGCGCTGGCCGAGTTTAGTGGCTACGACGG